GAGGCATTAGCTCCAGACCCATTTCCACCAGATATTGCCACTGTTGGTTTTTCAATATAATCAAAACCAGAATCTAAAATTTTAATTTCCTGAAGTGAACCAATTACAGATACGTATCCCGTTGCCCCTGTTCCAACATTATCAGAGATGAGTAAGTTTGGAGGGTTAATTATATCATAACCAAATCCTGGTGCTGATATATCAATTGTCTCTAATTTTCCATAATAAATTGTGTCTGATGATTTGTAGTTAAGGATTTCAACTCCATTTACTAATATTCCGTTAAACCCCGGTTTTGTTTCATAAGATTTTCCATCTAATATTGGATCGCTGATTTCACGTAGAAGTTTTTGTGGTTTTAATGTTTTTGATCTAAACTTATATGGACGAATGCTAGAGTCAACTACATTAGTGCTACCTATTGATACAAAGGTTGAATTGTAAATATTATCTTTAGTTTTTGCTAATTTAATGGTGTTAGCATCAATTCTCTTTACATAATACAATCCTTCACTTGGAGGTTTTCTATTAGAAACTTCTTCGCCGTCCACAACACCAGTAACTACAAATATTCCCTCAGGTGGATCAACTATTTTTCCAGAGTCATTTTTAGAATCAAGACTATAAAATAATGATGTTTTGATTACTGTGCCTATAGATGAGACACCATCAAGATTGATATAGTTTTCATTTATTTTTTGAGGTGCATAATAAATCGCATCACCCGTATAAAAACCATGATTTAAAATTGTTAAAGATTCTCCAGAAAAAGTTCCACTAAAAATAACAGATCTATCCTTAGTATCAATCGGTTGGCTAAAATAGGATGGTATTGATGGGGAGGAAACTAAAACTACACTTGCTTTGACATCTGTGGTTTCAGATTGATTCAAATAAACATTTTGAATATTTGTCGAAAAATTAGATGCTGCAAAAGTATTTGACTTTACTTTTAAAATTTTTCTTTTAATAGTGTAGTTAACACTGGTCGATAAAGATCCTTGTCCTTTGATTAAAATTGATTTATCTGATAAAATATCTGTTATAGTTGAATTTTTATCAATCAAGTCTGTGCCGGTGATAAAAATTTCATCACCTATTTTGAAATAATGATTAGTTTTTAAATTTACTCTATACGTGCTGTCTGAAGCATCAAATAAACTTATAGTATCTACTTCATATTTTGATGCTACATTATAAAACCAATTTTTGGATAAAAAGTCTCTTGCTCTTGATCCAAGGGTTTTAACTAAAATAGTATCATCTGAATCATAATAATAACTTTCTGCTGGTATCTGTAGATCTTGTATAACAGAGTTAATTCTAAGTTTTACTGTATTTTTAGTTTTAACTGTAGAATATGTCCCTACATTTTCATATGAAAAATACTCACTATATGCGTATGTGTTTATCCCAATACTTGACTTATCTAAAATTGTTTTAGTAATGCCAGAACATCCATAAAACTGATTCAGTGACTTTGAAGTGTAAGCGACCACTCCATTAGTGTTATCATTAAAAGTAACATAAAGTTCTCCTGTATTTCCAAATCCAACAGTAGAATCAACATCAAGTGTTGTTGGACCAGAAGATACTAGAATTTCTCCTCTCATAGAGGTATGATTCTGACAGACATAATAATATGTGCCAGGTGCTACTCCACTAGTATCCCACGAGACAGTTCCAACTTGCGCTCCATTATTTGTTAAAGTCCCAGTAGTAACATTATTACTAGTCCCTGTGGTATTGACTGTTTTTATTCTAAATGGATGTCCAGATGCATTTACATCGAATATTAAAATGTCTCCCACTACCACATTGAGAGTTGGATTACTCCCGATAGCATCACCGGTAAAAACATAGTTGCCAGATCCATTATTTGTTACACCATAAGTTTTTGTAGCGCCAGCACTTACAGTTCCGATTAATTTTGTTTTTGGGTGAACAGAGAATGCTCCGTAGGTTGATCCATCAACTCTTGTATCTCTATTATATCCAGCATCAATACTTAAAGTGTAATAAGTTTGTCCTAAACCAGAGACAGTTTTTACAATATTCCCTATTGGTGCATATGCTTTTGTAAATAAATTGTCGTATTGATTTTGTCTTAACGTATTATTTTCGAGTTTTAGTGGATCCCCTTCTATTGCCTCTACAACTAAATTTTTTACAACTTGATAATTTGCAGATGAGGGGGTAAAAAGATAATCGCTGGGTCTAACGATCTTTACATCTTCGTTATACAGTGATTTAAATAAAATTTCAAAAGATCTATCAGTTCCTCTAGTTGAGTAAAAATCTTTAGACTGTTTTATAAAAAGATTTTGATTAAGTTGACTTGTTAATGTTCTATTCTCTAATCCTGGTAAAAATTGTTTTTTTAATTTAATCAAAAATTCTTTTAAAAATAAAACACTTAGATTTTTTATCTCATCTCCTTTTTTAACCAAATTATTGTTTGAACTATACTCACTACCCTGGTGTTCTGCAGAATCTGAAGATGAAAACGTTAATTCCTCTGGTTTGGTATTAGTAACATAAGTTGTTATACCACTAAAACCTCTAATACATCCAGTAAAACTACTGGTTGTAATTCCAGTGTATGTAATGATTTCATCATTAATCTTTAAAAGTCCATATGAACTTGGAAATCCTTTAGTTCCGCTTGGAGATTGACGTAGATCAACATTGATTGTTGTAGATCCAAATTCTAGATCATTTGATAATATTACACTATCTGATAAATTCGTTGTTTCATTTAATTTAACATACTGATCAATATTATTGATAAGATCAATTGGAGCTCCCTGAAATTCTTGAGAGATATAGTATTGTTTTAAAAATTCTGATATTAAAGGGAATTCCTCCCTAACATAAGAGGGAAGTTGATTTTGAACTACATTGCTAAATTGAATTCTTTTCTCTGACATTTTATTATTTTATTCTTGATTAGTAACCAAATGAACCAGATGAACCAGATGATGATGATGTTGGTGCCGAGTAAGTTCCAGCGGCCACAGATGGAGTTGATGTGGTTGATACGGTTGATGTAGTTGATGTTGTTGGAGTTCCAGTTCCAGTTCCACCAGTTACGATTGTGGATGGTTCTACTAATCCCCCAGGACGAACAAGAAGCCCGTTTGCATAACTTGAAGATGATATGTAAGTAGATGCTGATGGATCTAGTCCAGATGAAATGTTGTCTACAACCATATCAAAAATACTATTACTAATATCTAGTTGTAAATATAAATCCTGTAATCCTACAACGTCATTAGAAAGCGGAGAGGTTGAAATTTCTATGATTGTTTGTCCATCTTTTATTTTTCCTGCTTGAATGTTAACTGGATTTAAAGTTATAATTCCTTTTTTATAGTCAATTTTTCCAACATTTCTTCTTATGACTGTTGGACTTGTAGAATTTGGTGATGGAACTGCAAAAAAGAAGAGAGATCCAGTCAGTCTATTCGTATCTGGTAAATCAGATAGATAAACATTTTGTTGAATCCCTGCGATTCTAAAAGCACTTGATTTGATATTATAACCACTCATATTCTTAATGTGAAATTCATTTCCAAATCCAATTTGATATTCTGCAAAAGTATTTAATGTTACTCTTATATCTCTTCTCATTTGAATTGTGGTGATATTCGAAGTCACAGATTCATGACTACTGTCAATAATTTTTAAAAACTTACTATATTTAAATCTAGCACCGTATTTGTTTAGTTCTGATGACTCTGAATATTGAGATGCATTATTTTGAACAACTGTGGAAACATACTCTGAAGAGGGAGCTAAATTGGTATTATAATAAACTTTTGAATTAACTTCCAAATAAAGATATTTTAAATCAAGAATTTCTGGCACAATTCCTGCAACTGCATATTTTTTGAGTTTAAGTTTAATATTGTCTTTAATCAAATTTGGAATAAAATCTCCAGTTCTTGGTTTGATGCTAATAAACACTTTTCCATATTGTGGAGGTATAAGTTCTTCCCCACCAAAAACAGAAATTGATTCTGTTTCTTGATAAATTTTTGCTGGTATAAGAGTTTCGTAGTCGTCTGCGGTTAAAACTCTGTTTTGAGATGCGTATATACGAGGCGCAAACTTTTTAATCGAATCAACAGACTCGATCTGTTCTCCGCCTGATGCGATTAGACCGGTCGTGAGTAGAGAAATACCAGAAGTAACTGTATATTCAATAGAATTTCTAGTATAGGTGAGTCTACCCGCAAATGTAAATTGACTTATTCCATTTGCACTATCTCCATTCGTCACGATGTAGTTTGCAGTGATATAGTTTCCTTCTTCTAATTTTTTTCCAAATATACCATCACCAAATAGCAATTCATATCTTTCATCCTCAATCTCTTGAAGATAATAAACATTAGAATTTGATTTTACTTCAAATAAACTATCTTGTAAAACATAATTAACTTGAGATGTTGAGGTTTCGTTTGATTTTACATTAACTGAAATTAAATCGGTATCGATACCAGCGTTTGGGAGTATGAATCTTTGATTTGGATTTCTTGCACTGTAAGTAAAGTTTGATACTAATAAATTGCCCTCATAAATTTTAAGATCATCGAAGGATACAATTCCATTAATAACAGGGGCAGTAACATCTTCTAGAATTGAAAAAACAAAGGATTGATTTCCAAAAGCTCCAGATGTTGTGGCGACTGGACCTTTTTTAAGAGTGATTGTAGATGGTGGAGGTGTAATATTTGTAGTATCGATAAAGAAACTGACGGATGCTCTCGCTGCTTTTTTTGACTTAGGAACATAACCAATATTTCTTGCAAGCGCAACAACATTTTCTCGAAGTGTAGCACTATCAATAAACACTTCATTTGCAACCATATTTGCATTATATGAGGTGATATAAGTGTTGTATGCCAAAACATCAAGAATCGTGGAGAGATTAGACCCCTCAAAGTCGTAATCAGTGAAATTAGAGTTAGATTTTAAGTAATCTCTAAGTGTTGTCTTAATCTGATTAAAATCCAGATTAGCAAAATTGACTAATGGCATTTTTACCTAGTTGGTTGCAAAACAAATTGTAGTTGTTGCGCTGGAATATCTGCTCCGATAATTTCATAAATGATAGTCAAGTCAAAAGAGTTATTGTCAAAATCGGGAAAAGCTTGGACATCTAATAAATTGACTCTTGGTTCAAAATTTCGAATGGATTGTCTAACTTCATCAACAATAATAGACGATGTAATATCATCAATATTTTCAAAGAGAGACCTACTAATGTTTGAACCAAAAGATTCATCAAAAAACTTTTCTCCGGGGATGGTAAAGACAATATTTCTCACCGAACGAGCAATTGCACTCTCATTTTTGAGTGCAATCAAGTCACTATTCAGAGGGTTGATCTGAAAAGTCATACTAATGTCTTTAAACCCTTGACTAACCCTTTCTAGAGGCATCGAATACTATAATTCTACCTTATTTATTAAGGATTTTTGGATTCATAAAGAGGTTCAGTTCCATATTCCCAGTCATCATAGTCCTTATCATTGCGAATTTTTTCATGAATTTCATTTTGATGATAAAAATCGTGTTTTTTGGGTGTCAAATCATCATTTGCGATCTCACGAAGCATTTTTGGCTTCTGAATTTTGGTCTCCCAACCATATTCACCTGACAAATATTGAGTTCCCCACTCATTTTTCATAAAATTTTCATCTTTATCGACTTGTTTGGTCATTTTGTGCTCCTGATTCGTTGAAATCAGAACTTTTTACGGGGTTGCTATCCCGTTCTTGTGCTGTTTTCCAAAAATATTCATCTTCATTGCCCATTGCAAGTCGTTCATAACTGTTTTCAACCTGGTAATAACGAGTGGAGACCTTAAAATCAGGTGTTTTTGGTTCTTTAGGCGTCAAGCTGTTGTCATAGATGCGAATTCTGTTGTTAGGATAAAGTGCAAATTGTCCGTTTTGCAGTTCAATCAGATTATGTGACTTATGTTCTGCTGGATTTTCGCTTGTTGCATAGTCAATCACATCTGGATCTTGATGATAGTTGTCTAGAGTGCAGATATATGTACCTTTTTGAGGTCCAAAGTCGCGGGTATAACACTCATAATCCATAGATCCGATAAATTGTTTCTGAACTGCGACCACTCCATAGTCCATACAATTCCAGAATTGTAGATTAGGTAGGTTCAGATCAGGATCAGGTGTTTCAGGACGTGCTACAAAGGCACTGATAGGCAGCTTATCATACATTGCAGCATACTCTGGTAAGTATGTCTCAAAGTAAAAGGCACGACCAGGCATCGATTTAGCCGACACCCAAACACCTTTGACAAATTCTCCCCATCCACTTTGATGATCAGTCAAATATTCTTTACGAACCCAAACTTCTTGTGAGGGAAGATTAGTAATTAAACAAGCCATATGATTCTTTAATGCCTGTAACTATTTACTTTCGTTACACTGTTCATCAGTGACCTTGACCTCTATATCGTTTACGTGCAGAGTTTCTTGAGGACGCGGCATACTTTGAGTGTTGACCGCAGCCTTGTCGAGTCTTCTTTGGTTTACTTTCGAGTTTCTTTTTTCCACTAAGGGATGACTTCAGTTTCGCCATTTAAAATATCAAGTGTAATGGTTGA